AACAACTGTAGGATCAGGAGCTGGTAATACAATTGTTGTATGTGGCGCAACAGTTACAATTGGTAGATGTGGTGGTAGTGTAGCTCTTGCATCAGGCGCAAGTCAAACAGGTTTTGGTAGAGAGGGTTCTGTTAATTGGCAGACAGCAATCAAGACAGGAGATTTTACAGCAGCATCAGGTGAGGGTTATTTTATAGACACGACTAGTGGTGCAGTGACAATGACACTACCTAGTTCTCCAAGTGTTGGAGATATCGTAGCTGTAAAAGATTATGCAAATACTTTTGACACACACAATTTAACTATTAATAGAAATAGTCAACCCATTTCTGGTTCAGCGGTTAATCCAGTAATTTCAACAGAAGGTCAAGCACTGACTTTAGTTTATGGTGACTCAACAAAAGGATGGCAGTCAGTAGCTGCTTCAACCGAATCAGACTTACCTAAACCAGGTTTTATAGAAGCAACTGGAGGAACTATAACTACAGTTTGTACAAATTATAAAGTTCACACTTTTACAGGACCTGGCAGTTTTCAAGTAACAAATGCAGGTACTGCTCTTGGTTCAAATGAAATTTCTTATTTAGTAGTAGCTGGAGGTGGTGCAGCACAAGACGCTGGAGGAGGAGCAGGAGGATTTAGAGAAGGTAGAACTCCTCAATGCAACACTTGGACAGGTAGTCCTTTACTTTGTACTTCAGGTTCAAATAATGGGCTTCCAGTTGCAGTAGCAACTTATCCAGTAACTGTTGGAGGAGGAGCACCACAAGGACCTGGAAATAATGCTCCAGGAGGAAGAACTGGATCAAATTCAGTTTTTGCAGGCACGACTACAATTACTTCAGCAGGTGGTGGTGGAGGTTGTACAGTGTGTACTGGAACTCCTCAACCAACATATATTAGAGGCGGTTCAGGAGGAGGTCAAAGAAGTCAACCGGCGGGTGCTGGTAATTACCCTCCTGTGAGTCCTCCTCAAGGACAACCATCTGGAAATTCACCTGGTCCAGGTAGTGGAGCAGCGGGAGGTGGTGGGGCCACTGTCGCAGGTGGTAATTGGACAGGTCCAAGATTAGGTGGAACAGGAGCAACGACAACTATTACAGGAGGTCCAGTAGCTTACGCTGGTGGAGGAAGCGGAGCAGCACCTCCAGAACCATCTGTTGCAAGATCACCTTGCGGAACAGGTGGAGCAGGTATTTCAGGAGCACAACCAGCACCTGGAACTCAATGTGGTGTAGTAAATACAGGTGGCGGTGGCGGTGGAGTATGGAGTGGAACTAATGGAAATGGTGGTTCAGGAATCGTTGTTATTAGATATAAATTTCAATAATTGAATGGTAATTAAAATTAATATATAAGGAGAAACATTATGGCACATTTTGCAAAACTAGGAGCAAACGGAAAAGTTATTCAAGTGTTAACTATGGATAATGATAAGATGTTAAACGCTGATGGTGTTGAAGACGAAGCAGTAGGTCAACAGTGGTTAGAAACACATAATAATTGGCCTGCACAAATGTGGATTCAAACATCTTACAATACATCTGGAAATCAACATAATAATGGCGGAACACCTTTAAGAGGTAACTATGCAGGCATAGGTTATACTTGGGACGAAGATAATCAAATCTTTTGGCCAAAGTCACCTTATGCATCTTGGGTAAAAGATACTACAACTGCAAGTTGGAAATCACCAATCGGTGATGCTCCTGCATTAACTGCAGAACAACAATCACAAAATGAAGCTGGCACACATTCTTGGAGATATGATTGGAATGAATCAGGCCAGTCTTGGGACTTGACAGACTTTAACGCATAGATTAAAAATGGTGGTGGTATGCAAAAGAAAGTATTAACGGAGCAAGCTCTATATTATGGTGATGTGGCAATGCCTAAAAATTGGGACATTGACCGAGATAAATTATCAGGCGACATTTTACAATCAGTAATTCAAAACAAAGATTTTCCATTCTCACGAACATTCGATATGTTGAACACTTATATGAGAGATCATATAAATTTAGAATATGGTTTTAATTTAGTTAACAAAGAAACGTGGGGTAACATCTATAAACCTCAAGAGACCACAATACCATTATTAAACATAGATCCAGTAGATCTACGTAACTCACCAGATTATACATTACTATATGGTGTAAAAGTCAAAGACTGTATGGTCAGAATACATTATGAAGATAATAGACGTAAAGGTAGGTCTTGGGATATACCACTTTTAAATAATAGATTTATTATGTTTCCATCAACTAATATGTATTATCTAACCAATAATCAAAAGGATAGTTTAAATTTTGTGCAAACAATAACTTATGAATATATCTAATTACTATTGGTATTTTAGTGGTGTCCTTACACCTAAATTTTGTGATGATGTTATTAAATATGCTAAATCACAAAAAGAAGTTATGGCTAGAACTGGTGGATATGGTGATAGAAAATTAAAAAAAGAAGAAGTATTAGATTTAAAAAGAAAAAGAAACTCTGATTTAGTATGGCTTGATGATACTTGGATATATAAAGAATTACACCCATATGTTCATAGAGCAAATCAAATGGCAGGTTGGAATTTTGATTGGGAAAGATCTGAATCTTGTCAATTTACAAAATATAAACTAAACCAATACTACGATTGGCATTGTGATAGTTGGGATAAACCTTATCAAAAAGAAGGACCCGACAATGGTAAGATTAGAAAACTATCTATGACTTGTCAGTTAACAGATGGATCAGAATATAAAGGTGGTGAATTAGAATTTGATTTTAGAAACTATGATCCACATATGAGAGACGAATCAAAACATAG